GTGAAGCTGTTGAAGCCGCGCGAAATCTCGGTCAGGTATTTTGAAATCGAGCGGTACCCGCCAATCTTGCGCGGCAGGCCACGTTGGAAACGAACCCACTGGCCGTCAACATAGAAGTCGCCCTCAAACTTGGTGCCGTCGCGTTTGATGCCCGGCTGTGATCGCAAGATTTGCGTTGGCATCAGAATGTCCCACCAACAACAACACCGGCAGGCGCAATGCCAAGGGCTGCGTATGCAGCCGAACCATCTGCGGCTGTGAACAGCGCATCACCTGTTGCGGTCGCCCCCAAGTTGATGCGGGCCGCTCCAGCCGTTGTTGCGCCGGTACCGCCGTCCGATACCTGAATGGGCACAGCCAGGCCACCCGTGTCAGCGTTGACCACGTTGGTGCCGTCGCAGTACAAAATCGAGCGCGAGCCTGCCGCCACCAAGACGCCAGTGCCTGCCGAGGTTTTCACCGTGAAATTGAAGGCACCTGTTGTCTCGTTGTTGACCCAATACTGCTGCACCGTCGTGGGCACGATGATGTTTCGATTGCCGGTCAAAGTGCCCGTAAAGCCGTAGGCGATCCGGTTCAACTCGGTGCCCGAAAGCGTGTAATTGCCCGTGCCCGAAACATCGATGCTGGTGTAATCAAAGGCAAAGGTGGCCGACTGGCCAAAACCAATCGTGAAATAGTTGGCCCCATCCGTTGCAATGATGGCCGACTCGCCAGGCTGGAAAGAAAGCGAGGCGGTGCCGTCAATGTTTACCGTTCCCGTGGGATCTGCAACAACAGCGCCGGAGCCCGAGTTGCGCAAGTAGCAAAACCAGTTGTCGCCAACGGTCGTCGGTGCCGGTAGGCCAAAAGTCCCAGCCGCCCCGGTCCAGACAAACATGCGCGCCCGGTCCTGTGCGCCAGCCGTGTAGTTGCTGTTGAACTGCGTGACAGGCACGGACTGCGCGAGCAGCGTGCCCACGGCCACGATGCCGTTACCGGCCAGCGAGGATGCGTTTGCCAGTGATGTGGCCGCGCCGTACTGCAGCGCCTGCCATGTGCCGCCCTCGGTGCTGTTGTTTGTGAGGTAAATCTGCCACAGCGTGCCCGGGGCCACAGTGACCACTTGCACCCCGGCTGCGTTGCGGACCGTGAAGGACCAGCCGCCACGGTTGTTGAACAAGATGGTCTGCCCGTTGCCGGTCTTGTTGGCCGCTGGAAGCTCAATCTCACGACCGGATGCGTCCGGCGTGATGTCCATGATCTTGGTGGCCAGGTTGATGCTGGTCGAAGTCTCCTCCGGCCAGCTCAGCGCAATATTGGCCGTCAGCGCCAAGGCGCTGTAATCGATCTCGCTTGGGTAGATGTTGGCACCGCCAAAAACATCGGTGTATGTGGTCATGCTTCACTCCGTTGAGCGCTGCGGTCCATGATCCGTTTCATGTCCTCGCCGCTGATGGCCTGGGCAGCCCTGTCGTACATCTGCTGCCAGGTGCCGATCCGCTGGTCGTTCTTCAAGAACGGCGAGGCCTCAAGCAGCGTCGCGTACAGCAAAAGATCGGGCGCATATTCGGTGACCCAATTGGTCTGGAAATCGTCGCCAAGAAAACGTGGCTGCTCGTAGTACATGACCTCCAGCGTCTGCGCAGCAATAGGCGTTGGGGTGATCAGCCAGTGGTTGTAGTCGTAGTCGGCATAAAACTGCGGCACAGCCGTCTCGGCCTCGTTGGGCCAGTAGCTGCGGCAGTACTCATACGACCGGGCAAAAATGGGCTGCCCGTCAAGCGTCATGCTGATGGTGTCGCGCCAGCGGTCGGGCTTGCGGTAGGTGGCCACGCCAATTTGCAGGGGCGTCTGAACCGCCCGGATGAAGCCTTGAATCTTCAACTCTCGGGAAATGCGCCGCTCGCCAAGCGTGATCAGACGAGGCAGTTGCTCGTAGACGATTTGATCGCTCTCGGCTGTGAAGCCTCGCTCAAGGTAACGTCGAACGTCCTCAAGCAGGCTGTTGTAAGTCATGGTGTACATAAGCTCTCCGCATTGGGATAAAGCCGCTGTTGCAGCGAGCGCAGTGTTGCGGGATTATAGGCCGGGAGGTTCATGAAGTCATCATGCAATCATGGTGCTGGCCTTGACCTGCATGTCGGCCACCCTGCGGCCCCAGCCCTTACCGAAAGTTGGCCAGTGGGGCAGGTCCATCAGAAAAGACAGTCGGCGCTTGCCGTAGTCGTCAACCAACTCAGCCGGGTCGAACTTGGCCACAGCGGCCAGGGTCTTGGGGCCGATGCCGCCATCAGGCTCAACTCCCACGCAGGCCTGGAGCCACTTGGCTGCCCGCCCTGGGCCGCTGTTCACGGCAGCGTCAAACACGGCGTAGTCCACGCCAGCAGGCAAGTCGTCGCCCTTGATCTTGTCCCAATATTTGGCTTTGTACATTGGGCCAACCAGCTCAGGCGTCAGGGCACGCATGTCCTTTTCATCGACCTCGTGGCCAACCCACTCCTCCCAGACCCGTTTAGTCACGCCCAGGTTGGTCATGCCGCCAGGATCAGCGGGATGATTTACAAAGCCGCCCTCGTGGTGCAGCACAGCCTTCAACGCTTGGTCAAAGTTTTCCTTCATTTCTTGCTCCGCATATCTGCAAGTTTTTCAACGGTGCGGCCACCGAAGTAGGCCAAGAAGATGATCTGCCCCCACTGGCCAAGCAGTTGCACGTAAGACTCTTGGGCGTTGTAGCCGTAAGCCGACATCATGGTGAACACAAAATAGGCCACGAAGATGGCGATCAGCGCCATGGGCCGGATGTTCTTGGACAGCCAAGAGTCGCTACCCATGTCGGCCCGCCAGCGCTCTGTGATGGATGTTTGCTCAATCTCAAACAACTTGGTGTCGTTGGCCATCTTGGCCAGCTCACCGTCTTGCGCCATCTTGGCCAGATCAAGTTGCGCCTTGGCCTTGGCCTCGGGATCGGGAATAAGTTTGTCGATGAGCTTGCCGCCCACCTCCAGAAGTGCGGTCAATGGAAACATGGCTTACTCCCTTGCGGCACTGACCTTATCAGCGCCTTTGGTTACGGTTACCTTGTCGCCCACTACATCCACGCGCATGGGCTGCTCTTCGCGGTCTAGACGATCCAGCTTGTCGATCAACTGCTTCATGACTTCAAATTCGGGGCGCTCTTGCTTGGGGTTGGCCCCGGCAATGCCGTTGAGCATGGAGATCAGGGCAGTGAGCGCAGCGCCCAGCAAACCCATCACGGCAGCGATCTTGGACTCTTCCAAAGCAAGAGAGGCCAGCACGCCGATCACCACGATGAACGTGATGTAGAACAAGCCCTGCTTACCGATTGCCTTGCCTGCGACTTCTTTGGCGCTGGAGTCAGCTTCGAGCCGGTTTAGCTCTGCGCGTGCTTGCGCTTTGAGCATCTCAATTTCAGAAACTTCAGCCATAAAAACTCCAGATTAAAACGCGGGCGCACCAGACCGCCAGCCCAACAATAAGGGCCGCTGCAATGAATGCAACAGCCCAGTCTTTCATGGCACCACTGCGGGTGTGATGGTGTTGGTCGTGGTGGTGTTGGTACTGGTCACCACAGTTGGAGTAGCCGTATTGTCAGTAATGCCGCCACCAGCCAAGCGACCACTGTTGCCAGAGTTTTGCCCACTGTTTGCTCCAATCGAGTAAGAACCTGCACCGATCACGCCTGTGCCGCTGATTGTCATGTTGGCTGCTGGCGCTTGAATCTGCGAGGCGATGCCCACGAACGCTGCGTTGGTGCTGATGCCCAAAGCTGTTGCATTGTCAGACTGGCGCATGCCTAAGCTGGTCTGCTTGTTGATGGTGTACACCTGACCGAAAGTCGGCAGCAACAGGCCCGTCCACTGCAAGGCATAGTCAGCCCAAGACTTGGGTGCGTTGATCTGCGTGTTCTGCTGGGCGCTGCCCATTTGCAAGGACATGACCGCAGCAACCTTGGCGGTGGTGTCACCTTGCTTGGCAATGTCAGCAAGGGCTTGATAACGGGCTGTCTGAGCCGCTGCTTGTGCTTTGTGGGCATCAGCATAGGCAGCGTACTCCGAGTTGGTTGCGCAGCCTGTCAGGGCCACAGCGCAGACGGCAAGGGCAAGTAATTTCATGCTTGGCTCCAAGGTACACCCGACTCTTGTATGGGGTTAATCTGTGCGTCAATTTGGCTTTGCAAGCTGGCTTCAACAGTGTCTTTGCCAAGCGAGTTCTGCACCCAGCCAACAACCTGTTCTTCGGTCAATTGGTCGTAGGGTGTGTATGTCTCACCGGGCTGCTCTTGGTAGCCCACAGTGCCGTAGGTATTGGCGCTGTATGTGCCATCAGTGGCAGACACGTTGTAATGCACTGTGACGACAAAGCCGTCAGCAGTCAGGCGATCCATTTGAGAGATTGTCCAGAGGTAGGTTGTCATGGTGGTTCCTTAGTTAGATTCGAGGGCTGCGACACGGGCG